TCTATTTGTGAATATTCAATATCTGTAGCAGACCACTTTTGCCATTTTGTTTTGTCTATACTTGCTGAATTTCTTAATAAATTTCTAGCTCCGACTTTGACTTTGTCGATTTCTTTTGTAATAGCTTGACTTATTTCAGACTTGAATTTTTTATTATCTACAACAAGCTCGTTATATTCTTCTTTAGTAACTATCTTCTTTTTAGTCTCATCACTTATCATATTTTCAGTGATTGAACCCGCTTTTATTCTATCCGCATTTAAGAAACCTGTTGTAATTCTGCTTGCATCTAACTCTATAATTTTTGCGATACCTGCAGAAAGTTTAGGTGTTAGAATTTCATCCGTTGTTATTTTAGTTACTAACTCTTGAATATTTCCTGTAGATACTTTTAAAACCCATTGTCCTTTTTCATAGATATATAAGTCTGTATAAGCTCCATTAGGCTTAAACCAAGTGTCGCCCTCTTTCGGATTTGTTGGTTCTTTAGTATCTGCATAAATTGTAGTTCCATCCGCTCCAATTCTCGCATTTAAAAATTCAATCTGTTTTTGAATGGTCCCTTTGTATTCATATGATGTGGATGTTGATGTTTTCACATCTGCTGACATTTTACAATTCAAGCCACCTGAAAAGTTAAGTTGTAAATTTAATATCGGAACTCCTATATATTGTCCATTAGCAACTTCAACTTGTACAAAGTCCCCAACCTCAAGAGCAGGATTGCCTTGCCAATTCACAGTGTAGGACTTAAAGATGAATTGTTTTAAGTAAGTATATACTTCATCTAAATAGTCTTGTTTCATTAGTGGATTAACTATATTAATTTGATTTCCTACAGCTGATCCACTTGCTAAAATAGTTTTTTCTTTATTTTTTAAATCAGCAGTAATTCCGTTTAACTTATATTCCACATCATTTACTTCTAATCCACCTAAAAAATAATTATTCTTTGTTATCTTTTCTTGTGTTCTGTTGAATTTTCTAAACTCTAATTTCCCATATCTATCAAAAACTACAAAACATCCTTCTATCTGTGCAAGATAGCTTAACATTTCTCTATAGCTAACTTTTTCTAATTTTTGTACTTCTTTGTTATAGCTTATATGAGTAGGAACAAACTCCATTTTAACCTTATTTGAAATATCTTGAATTACATCTCTTATTTTAGCTGGAAAAGCTAAATCAGTTTTATATAATTCATTAAGATACATCATTTTGTCCTGACACTTAATTTTAGTTGTCTTTGCATTTCTATCTCTTTTTATTTCTTTGATATAGAAAACTCCAAGAGGAATACTCTCCGCTCCAATAATGCCTATATAAGGCTTTACTTCTTGATTTTCTTCTATAGTTTCTACTAATTCATTTAAAGTTATTTCAAAGGTACTAGCATTTGTTGAACCTATTGCAAAAGAGTTACTTGCTATAGAGCTGTGATAGTTAAAATCTTTTATTATATCGGTTCTATAGTCCACATTATTTATTAATACATTTGCCTCTAAATACCTCTCAGATGAGTATATTTTGCTTTTAAATGTATCAGACATATTAATCATATACTACACCTCTACTTCTCAATAAAATTCATTTTAAGGCTAGACCATGGCTTAAATTTACTATTGAAGTTATAAACTGGAGCGGTTCTATCTCCAACATACATTGTTTTAGTAGTAGTTCCAGATTGTGGGTCAATATATTTCACACTAAAAAACACAGGTGTTACTGCATTTAAAAGTGTTTGCATTTCCTCCTGTGTTAGCATTCCCCATTCACATTCAATTTTTCTTTTTACCGCCACTCTATCTCTTACAATAGTTCCGTTTGCATTTCTTCCTGTTTCTGCATCTATATCATTTATTGATATAGACATAGCTTTAGGGGTAGGTACTACTACCCCATTTATAATTAACATAATATTACCTATCCCCCTTTATATTTTTATTAAAGTCATTCCAGCTCTTTCTTGCTCTTCATTGATTTTATTTATAGCAAAACGTCCAAACTCCGTATCGCCAATTTGAACTATAATATCTCCTGAGCCTGAAAGTACATTATTTTTCATGTTTGCTAAAGAATTAAGCATTGTAACCATAGCATTTTTAAAATCTGCAAAAATATCAACTTCAACATTTTTATCTACTGAAATATCTGAATTGTTAAGACCTTTTAAAACTGAGTTGTTAAGTCCCTTAGCTGAGTTAAATACATTTGTTTCTTCTTTATCTAGTCCTAGGTATAGTCCCTGACCTATAAAACGTCCAAAAGATGTAGTAAGTTTTGAAGGAGAGTTGATACCAAACCAACCTTTTATCGTGTCTGCTATGCCTTTCGCTATGCTTTTCGCCTTATCCCATACAGCTCTTGCCATAGAGCCTATACCACTTATAAGCCCTACAATTACATTACGACCAACGCTGTATAAGTCAATGCTAGTTATAGCCCTTACTGCTTTATCCCATAATTCAGATATTTTACTAGGTATCTTACCAAACCATTCAGAAACCGCATTATATATATCTGTAACTTTACCTTTTACTGATGACCACATATTACTAGCAATACTCACAACTGTTGATTTTATACCTTCCCATATACTTGATGCAAAACTTTTTACAGAGTTAAAAACATCTCTTACAGTGTTGTATATTCCTGTAAATACTGATTTTATACCTTCCCATATAGCCCCTGCAATTGTGGAAATAACATCTTTAATGCCATTCCATATATTAGAAATAAAATCTTTAATAGCTGTAAATCTTTCTGAAATCCAGTTATATATTTTAGTTATTATATTAGATAAGAAAGTAAAAATCGCATTCCAAGCATTAGTAAAAATAGTTTTAACATTATTCCATACACCATTAAACCAATCTCCAATGCCTGAAAATATAGCTAAAATACCATTATATAAACCTTGGAAAGTCTCAACAACACCAGTCCATAATCCAACAAAAAAAGCCCCTATCGACTCACAGATACCACCTACGAAGTCGCAAAAGCCTTGCCATAATTCTGAAAGATAATTAATTATTGTGTCCCAATTTTTCCATAGTTCATAACCTATAAATATTAAAGTACCTATAGCAGCAACAACAAGAGTTATAGGACTTGTTAAAACAGCTATGACACCAGCTAAAACAGTTCCAACTGAACTTGCTATAGTTCCTGCTGTAACAAAAGCATATAGAGCAGTTACAATTCCATAAATCAGACTTGCAACCTTAACAATTCCCCAAGCAGCTAAAAAACTTCCAATTGCAGCAGCCATCGTTTCAACTGTGCTTTTATGTTCCTTACACCAATCCGATACTTTCTTTAAAGCCTCTACTATACCTTCTAATACATTTGTTATAACTCCTCCCGTCCATCTTGCAAGAGGTGCTAAAAACTTATCAAAAAGCCATTTTCCAAAAGGTGCAAAAGCAGATATAACAGAGTTTAAAAATTCGATTGATCTAGCTACAGCTTTTATAAAAATAGGAACTATATCTGAAATAGTCCAACTTGTTAAAGGACTTAAAACATTATCCAAAAACCACAATAAACCCTCTCCAATATTGATAGTAAAAGGTGCTAGAGCTTGCCAAAATTCTCTTAAAGCTCTATTAATTTTTGGAAAATCTATATTATTAAGTGTTTTACTAATAATATCTATAAAACGTGGTAGTCCTTCTCCTAAAACCCATAAGCCTACAGGTTTTAAAAAGTATTCGTAAAAGTCTATTAAACCCTGAGCAACAAACTCTTTTAAAGGTTGTAAAGCTTCGTTTAGTCTTTGCAATGCTTCTATTGTAGGTCTTAATAGCTCTATTAAGTCCTCTAAAAACTTCTTTATTTTTGAGTCGTCTTCATCTTCTAGGGCATCATCAAAGCTAACTTTAGGAAGTGTAATTCCACCGCCACCACCAGCGCCAGAACCTCCACCACCTCCTCCGCCTCCGCCTCCACCAGAGCCTCCGCCAGCTCCTGAGTCGGATTTGTCTTTGCTTAATAAGTTGATTTCATCAAAGCCCATTAATCCTAATAGTTCTTTTTTAAGTGCTTTAGCTTGTTTACCTGCTCCACCTAAGCCTTTACCAAGTTTACCTGCTCCATTATTCGCCTTATCAAGTCCACCGCCTACACCTTTGACATCATTAGCCATTGAGGACATAGGACTTGCACTTGCTTTTTTACCAAAAAGTAGTTGCATAAATACAGCTAATGCTCCAGTTGCTTTATTTACAACACTAGCAAAAGCAGATAAAGCTGGCATAATTGCGCTTATAACTGGTAAGAAAGCATTACCTATATTAAGCGCTGCATTCTTCAGTAGAGCCACAAAATAAGCTATACTTGTAGTTGGTCCTTGCATTAAATTATTACCAAATTTAACACTTGCTTGTTCCAAAATACCCATCATTCTAATTGCTTGTTGAGTGTTAAAGTCCAATTGGTCCCAACTTCTACCATTAGCAAGTTCTTGAAATGCCTTAGTAGTTTTTAACATTGATACATTTACGTTAATTCCTAAATCTTCAATTGCCTCTGTACTTCCAAGCATACCAGAACGAATTCTATTCATTACATCGTCCATTGTACGACCTGTCGCACTTGCAACAACTGCTGACGTTTTAAGCATTTGTACTGTATAACCTGCCAATTGGTCATTGTCTTTTATAAAGTTACTAAAAAGGTTAGAATAAACAGCTCCGTATTTTATAGCATCTCCAGTAGCTAAGTTATAAGCTAAAGCTCCACCCTTAGACCATTTTAAAAATGATTGAGTAGACTCGCCCATTAGCCTTCTTATTTGATTCATTGATGCACTTACTTCTAAAGCTGTTTGAACTGAATATTTGCCAAAGTCATACATCTTTTTAGCCAAAAGACCAAAAGCAGCAATTTTTCCCAAACCCATTAAAGCATTTCTTATTCCGCCAGTTTGATTATTAACTGTATCATTAACAGACTTTATATTGTCTTTAACTGGTTTAGTAGCTTGTTCTGTAACTTTTTTCATATCTGCCATAGCTTTTTTATAAGGATCTAATTTAGCATCAATAATTACATTTAATTCTTCTAAAGTCATAAACTCAACCCCCTTTCTTTAAAAAAAATACAAAAAAATAGCAACTATAAATTAGTTGCTTTTACTTTTGTCTCCAACGATGACCACAATTTTTACAAAACATATCATACTTGCCTTTTTTACCAATAAATCCTGCTAACAGTCCAATACCTCCAGTAAGCGCTCCGCCTACTACTGATTTTGTTGCTGAAAATCCTTTTTTCTTTTCTCCCATAATTTCGATGTTATCACTACATTTACACTTAGGGCAAACAATTTTTTTCATAACATACCTCCGTTAACAATATTATATATTTTATAAATTATTTAGTCAATCGTCTTTCATTATACTGCATTGCATATTCTCTAAATCTTTCTTTATGCAATGTCAGTTCTTGTTCTATTTTCTTTTTATCCTTATTTTCTAATTCTTCTTTGAATACATCAGGATATAATTCATAAAGTGTAGGTACATCCACGTCCTTTGATAAAATACTTCCTACAAAGCTTCTAATATAACTAGCTAAACTGTAGTTATATATTAAAGTTTCTTTTACTGTTTCATCTTTGTGTTGCTTAAATATTTTTATTAAGTCTTTTACTTCATCAAAAGAATACTCCCAAAACTCGTGAGGCTTTATCCCACAATATAAAGCTGTGGGATAAAACTCATAAATTATATCAGTTAAATATTCATTTTTTCGTTGGCTTCCTTCATCTTCACTTCCATTGCTTCTACCATCGCTGGAGTAAAAAAACCTGAAACATTAAAGATTGGAATTATTACATTTTGTAATAAATCTAATTGTGAGCCTCCCTCTTCAAAATAATCATCTAAAATATCATTTACATCATTTAAGCTAATTCCATGATTATATTTCTTTAAAGCTCCATGAATTAACATTGCCATAATTTGTAAACTAGGTATTCCATCATTTAAGATATTTAATAAGTTACTATTTAACTTGCTTTCTAATTCAATTATAGCTGATGTACTTAATTTTAATTTATATTCAACACCTTTTACAGTCCAAATTTCAAAAGGCTTTTTAATTGATTTTTTTTCTGACATAATTTATTCCTCCTAATTTTTTATTTAAACTGGATCAGTGAATTTAAAATCTGATTGTAACCCAATTTTAAGTGTAAATTCAATAACACCATTTACACCACCACCGCCAAGCTTAACAGATACTTGACCATCAAATTCAACCTTTGTTGTATCTGGATAAGCTTGTTCAAAAGAAACAGTTTCTTTGTCATCCATTAACTTTCTTAAAACTCTATAAGCTGATGTTGCTTTTGAGTTATCGTATTTGAATTTATATTCTAGTTCTCCAGCATCTCCAATTCCTAATTCATATTGTTTTACTTTGTCAGCTAAAGTAGTATTTTCTACTTTTTCAGGGTCTACTCCAAGTTCTGGAACTTCTTTTAGTCCTTCAAGCAATGTAAATGTATTTGGTGTACCTGTTTTCTTTTTATACTTCAATGTAATTCCATTTGCTAACATATATTATCCTCCTATGCTCTATAAATTTTATTATCTTTTAAATCAATAACACCCTCATATCTCATAACTGAATGTCTTCTGCCTTGTAAGTCGTTACTATCTAAACTCATACTTCTAGTAAAACCTCTAGCAGTCATTAATTCGTCAATTTTGCCCTTAATTTCACTTGTACTACTATTTGAGTATATTTCTATTCTATACCTTAAAAGTGTTAAGCATTCGCCCTCTATGGCTATTGTGTAGGGTGTATTGTTCTCTTCTTCGTAAACAAGTATAGGAAACTTACTCCAATTATTTGGAAAAGACTCCACAACATTTGTATTTACTTTCTTTAAAATTCTTACTATCTCTGGCTTAAAATTTATCATTTTGAAGCCTCCTCTATCTTTCTTTGTACTTTTTCTTGTATAAACTTGCTTATTTTTTCTCTATTGTCGTGTAATGCTGGATACATAAAAGGTCTTGCAGGTTGTCCATTCGTAAAGATAAATTTTTGCTTATCTGTATCATAATAAACCCAACCACTAGGACTATAAATTGGTTTAATTTCAGGGCTTATTCCAATATGGCTTGCTTCTCCTTTTGGACCCGTTCCAAGTTCAACATATAATCCGTGTTCTTTATTAGTAAAAACTTTACCAGTAAAGCCTTTAGCTGATATATCCACATTATAATCTATACTGTTTTGTAGCTCTCCAGTATCAACGGGAACTCTCATTTTTGCCTCATCTCTTATTCTTATAGTAGCATCTTCAATAATTGGCTTAATATCTATATTGTGTAATCGAGCAATTTTTCTGTAAAGTCTGTCTAAGCCTTCTATTTTCATAGCTTTTTAATCTCTATTTGAAAATGTTCTGAATAAGGTAAGATACTTACTACTTCATAATTTACAGTATCAGAATTAAAACATATTCCGTCTTTTTCTTTCAACTTATCTTCGTTAGTAAGTAAATTAAAGATATAATGCAGTTCACTTCCCCACTTTTGAGCTTGTACTTGTCCACCTGAAGGGTAGATATAAGCTTTTATTTCTTTTAGTTCTCCATATTTTATAGTTTTATTAGCTTCTTCATCCTCAACTATAAGATGTGGAGCATATTTGTAAGTCTTAACATTTGTAACTTCCATTTTATTTGTCCTTATGATTAACTACATGTAATAGTTTATATTTATTTAAACGTGATCTAATAAAAGCAGGTATTCCGTCTGTTGTACTTGTATCAGTATAGCTAACAGAGATAGCACCTTCACTCCTTGAAGATACTCCGTTTCTTTTTTCTTCATTGAGATAGTGTTTAGCAAGTTCAAAAATAAGAGGTTTCATAGCCTCTAATAGTTTAAGTCTATTCGTATAGTCTAAAACAGCTTGAGTAGCTAACTCAATATATAAGCTAGCTAACTCATCATCTGTACTTAAATATTTCTTGTATTTTTCCATAATAGGATTACCTCCTATTCTGTTTCCGTTCCTGTTTCATCTCCTGAAGGTGTTCCATCAACTTCTTCAATTTTTTCGAAATATCCCGGTAATAAATTCTTTTTTAGTTTTGCATATCTTTTTGGAGTTACTTCAAATTCATCTCCTGCCATTCTGTCAACTTCTTCTTCTAAATCATAAAAAGGACTTAAAACTTTAATTTTCATAAATTACCCTCCTAACCTGCTATTTTAGCTTTAACTATAGCTTTTTTATTCTTTTCAGGAATGTATTTACCATATTTAGCTAATGATTGAATTGCTACTCCTGCAAAATCTTCTGAATCTATAAGTCTATAAATTTCTATACCTACTCCAGCAACTCCTACATTATCTGCAGCAAAATATATGCATTCTGTTGTTTGGAATAATGCTGATGGTAATTCTTCAATAACAAAGCCTTTAAACATTTTAACTTCTTCTTTGTCAATATTAACAGATGAACCTTTAGCAGTTGTTGCAAGTTTATGGTCAACTATAATATTATAAATTTCAGGTTTAACATAAGCTACCCAAGCAATGTCCTTAGATACTTTATTGTCAACAAAAGCTTTATGAACTTTGTTAAATAAAGCTGAAACTCCTTCTTCAGTTAATTGTACGTTTTCAGTTGCACCTGCATTATCTGAAAGAGCCTTACCTAACAATCCGTTTAATTTTTCAACCCAAGCTTCAGCATGAAGTCCGCCTCTTTCTTCAATTATTTGTTCAGCATTATCATTTACTGTTACATTGTCCACACCTTCGTGAATTGCAAGAGCAGATTCAAAAGGTACTTGCTTATTTATTGATTTGATTTCTTTTCTTGTTCCAAATCTTGAAGTCTTTCCTGTTCCTGTTCCAAAACCAGTATTAGCATCAGTTGAATATTCTTGAACTGTTACATCTGTTTCAGATACTTTTAATTCTAAAAAATTATCGGAATTTGTAATCCCGTCTTTTACTTGTAATGTTCCTCCGAACGTTCTTAAAAAGTGTTGTTTAACTGCAAAAACATTTTTTAAAGTTTCTCCATATTCTTTTGAGTAAGTTTTAATTGCCATATTTTCTCTCCTTATTTTTTGTATTTTTCATTTACTTTATCAAAACCTGTGATTTTTGTTTGTGGTAACACTTCTTTTTTAGGTATGTTACCTTTCAATCTTTCTTCTACTGCCTTTTCAGTAGCTTTTTGTATCGCACTTTCTAAAACTTTGATACTCTCTTGTACTGTTTCTGCTGATTCATAGTTAAGTAGTGAGTGTAGTTCCATTGATAAGCCTCTTTCACTTAGAATTGATTTAGCTTCTGCAGTAAGCTCTCTTTTTGTGATTTCCGCTTCTCTCTTTGCTAGAGTTTCATTTGCTTTTTCTAGTTCGTATTTTGCTTTTTCTTCAGCATTCATTCTAGCAAGTTTCTTTGCCTCTTCCTTATCGCTTTCAGCTTTCTTTTCCCATTTACTTTTTTCTTTTGCAATGATTGAGTTTAATTCATCTTGAGTGAATTTTTTCTCTTGCTCTTGCTCTTTTTCTGCTTCTGTTTCAGTTACTGTCTCTTGAACTTCCACATCTTGTACGTTATTTTCTTCCATTTGTTTTTCTCCTTCCCATTTAAAAAGTTGGTTCTTTTGCCTTTGTTATCTCTTTAAAGCCTAATAACAAGTAAAAAAGGCTATTTTTTAATAATTATTAATAACATTATTAGAAAAATAATGAATACTACAATAATTGGTAAAATTATAGGACTTAACACCCAAAACCAACTCCAACTAATAAAGCCAGTTAATTTAAGACCTATAAATAAAATTGTTAACATTCCTAAAAAAATAGAAAAGCTTGAATTATTATTGTTGTTATCTTCCATAATTGCACCTCCAAGCATAATAAAAAAGCAGTTTAAAGACTTACTCAGGTCTTGTCATAAGGTAGCGAAATTCCTTGTTGACAATAAAAAAGACACCTTTTACAGTGTCTTTGTGGTTTAGTTATTTAGTTGTTAATCCATTAAAACCCTAATTTTAGTTTTTGAATTATTCAAAATTTCTTTAATTTTATCTTCATAATCATCAGGAATATTATTTGTAATCTCTTTTCCTCTTAAAAATCTTAAACTTTCAGTTGATACTTCAACCCTACCACCTGAAGCTTTAGAATAATAATTTACATTAGTCATTGCATATCTTCCATCGTCAAGCAAGAATGCAACCGCTCCCGAACGATAATATCCTAATATTTTTTTAAAGTTCAATAAGTTTTTCATAGTCCCACTCTCCCTCTATCTTAAATACCTTTATTCCTTTTGATTTTAGCCTTTTTACTAAACTACTAGGAACTTCTGTATCTTTTCCAGTAAAACAAACTTCTTTTATAAAATCAGGTTTTAATTCTCCGTGATATTGTAACTCAATATAATGAATTCTACTATCTTGCATAAAATCATCTATTGTAAGATTTTTATTCTTTCTTTCTTTGAACCAATTAGCCCAGTAATCAAATCGATTTTTATTAATTCCATTTGCTCTAGGATTTTCAATATCACCTGCAACTGTAACTTTATTTAAAGCTTGCCCTAAACTATCATCTAATGTATAAGTTACTTTATTTTTTAAATACTTTTTATCAAAATGAACTATACAATTTCCGTATTGAGATACGTTAGAATTATGATATTCTTCGATAAAATCATTAGTAGTTAAGTAACCATACTTTTCATAATCTTTAACATCTTTAATAGCACCTTTGCCAAATAATTGTTTTGTTGCCTTTTTTCTATAATCAAAGTTTAAAGCTCCGCCACTCGTTTTTGTTTCAAATTGATTTTTAAAACGTCCGTCATCTAAAATTTTATCGAAAATTTCAGTATCAACACGAATAGCATACTCACTATTTTTTATTACTTCAGACATTTTATTTCCTATTAGTTCAATTTGATTAACTGTTAATTTTTTACTTACTATTGATTTTTCCCAAGTGTCCCCATATTCTTTAAACTTTGATAGTGTAGTAGGTAATTCTACTTTATCATTTATATTATACCCTTTTTGAATAGATTTGTCACTATTTATTATCTCAGCTTTAACATGAATTTGCCCGTTTCCACCCCAACCTATTTCGTTAATTTTATATTTTGTATTCCTAGCTAATAAAACCTCTCTCTGTGGATCACTTTCAAAATCTAGGAAATGTAGATTTTTTCCTTTTGTTCCTTTAGGAACTTTAAATTCTATAACAATTGGTTTATCACTACCGCTAAAATCTCTCCAATAAAAAGCTATATCTTTAACTGTTGTAGTACTCATAAAGCCTTTTTCAACAATTTCTTTGCCCATAGCACTATTTATTAATTCTAATGCCCTTTCATTTGGTAAATCATATCCTAAGTGATGCTTTAATAACTCGAAATCATTATAAGAAATATCTCCAAAAATAGCTTTAGCATCTACAGAACGATATAAAACAGTTTCTGAAATATCATTTTTTAAAGCGTAATCTAAGATATCTAGATATTCTTTTTCTTCTAAAGTTAGCTTATCAAAATTACTTGGGTCTCTTAAGTATTGATTAATCCACATTCCGTTGCCTGATACATAATGTCTTAGTGCATTATCTATTTGTTCTTCCGTATATTTAACTTCTTCTGTTTCTACTTCATCATTACTTACTAAAGCTTGTAATTCTTCTTCAGTTTCATAGTCCCAACCTTCCAATACATCACTTAAAAACGACCTACAGAATGGATGAAGAGGTGGAGCATTTTCACCGATTTTTATATCATCTATTAAGATAACTTTTTGATTATGTTCTCTACATATCTTTGATGTTCTTTTATCTAAATTAGCTTGAAATTTCTTTGCTTTTATTCCTCTTTGCTTAGAACTTTCTAAGTCTGCGCTATTTACCATATAGGATGTTTCAGTCCTTATAAGTCTATTTGCTGCATATCTTCCCAAGTTGGTATGATATTCTAACTCATCAGCTATTTGCTTATTAGATTTACCACTTGCAAAAGATTGTAGCAAGTTAGATTCTAAACTCTTTGCTAAAACATCTTGATTATGCCAAACTCTTTTTGAAAAATTAGATCCAGCCCAATTATGATTAAGAACTTCATCTAAATATTTTTCACTAACTCTAGCACCGCCTAAATCACTCAAAACAGAGGAATAAACATTTTTTAAATGTTTGCCCCCTAAGTTCAACTGAGTGTCTACTTGCTTTAGTTTTTCTATTTCAATAGCTTTTGATAAAGCTTCTTTTCTTTGAATTCTATATGAAGCGGAATTCTCTTTTATAAGCCTTTTTGCTTCTGCCTTAACTCTTGTGTCTTTTGTGGTATTATAAATTTGTAATAACTCTTTGTACTTGTCATAGTCTATCTTTTCAGTAGGGCTATAATCACTCATTATATGGTCTATTTCTTTTTTTAAACGTTCCAAGCTATCATCATAAGCTTTATTAACCTTAGTCATACATTTAGTAGCTTTATCGTGCATTTTTTTCATTCTAAGTTCTGAACGTTCTTCAAAGTAACTACTACTCTTCATCTTCTTGACCTATTTCATAACCTCCAAAAGACTGTTGAGCTAATTTAATGCTATTTTGTTTTTGTTCTTCAACTCTTTCAATCTCGTTATCCACATTTTCAACAAAAGGAAGTAGAGTAAGTAGAGTTTTTTGAGAAACAACATTGTTTAGATAAGTTATTAATTGAGCAATTTCCAATTCATTAACAGGTAAAGACCTTATAAAAGTCATCTCTATATTATCAATATCAGTTCTAATCATCTTAATATTTAAAATATTAGCATATAACTTTATTCTTTCTTTTAGTCCAATTCTGTAATATTCTTCTTTAGTTTGTGCCAACTGTTCAAGTCCAAGTAACTTATATTTCATAGCAACCCCTGAGGAGTTACCTGCAAAGTTTTCATCTGTTAAGTTTGGAACCTTACTAATTTTGTGAATATCTTCAATGATAGATTTCTTTAAAAGTTCAACATCTGCTTCGTGGAAAGTCTTTGAGAGATATTCTACTTTGTCTCCTTCAGATAATTCAAGTAAGCCTAGTCTCTTTAATTCTCTAGCAGTTTTTAGTTTCTCTTCTGAGTTGTCTCCTGCTAATGTTCCATAAAGTACAAGTAATGAATCGACGTATTGCTCTTTGTCATTTACTCTATCTGACTGTAATAAGTTATAAGCATTAATCAAACTTATTACACTTTCAAAGTCTCCTTTTTGATTAACCTTATTCCAATATTCAATCATTGGTACTTCGTTAAATACGTTTAATTCCTCGTTAATTAGGCTTAATTTATCGTTTTTAAACTCATAAGTATAAACAGTGTCATCTGTTATTACCTTTAAAATTTCGCCTATTTCTTCGTTGTTTTCGTTTCTTTTCTTAATTCTATGAACACCAATTAAAGTATTTTCTTCAACTGTATCATCCACAACTATAAAAGCTGTTCTCGGGTCAAGATTAGTTGATTTTGTATTTCCTTCTTTGTCTTGATATACATACTCAATACCTATTCCAAAGATTGATAAATCTCTTGCAAGTTCTGTATCAACTTGAGTTATATTAGCTTTTCTAAAAGCTTGTAATAGTGAATCATCGTCCGTCCTCACTTCTTCTTCAGGGAAAGTATATTTGATTGGATTTCCCATGAAGTAAGCAGTTGCAAAGTCTGTTATGTACTCTGCATGATTAATCATTAATTTATTGTTAGCTAAGTCTGTTTGTGTCTTGCTACGTTCTAAAATTGCATGTTTTCCGTCGTATAAGTCTTTAAGTGTAGTAAACCTAGCAATAGATTCTTTATGTTCTTTTAAACAAGAAATAAGAGCTTTTTCGTTAATACTCTTATCTTCATTAAAAATTATATCTTCACTTCGTTTTATCATTAATTCCTCCTATAAACCTAAAATATTTCTATTTACAGCTTTAATTGTCTTAGATTGTATGTCATCCTCTAAAGCATATCTCATAGCATCTAGTAAGTGGTTAAAGTCGTCAATAGGTCTATTTAAAGCTTTTCCAAACTTGTCTTTATCCCATTGATAGTTGCTAATCTCTGTTAGAAAATTATTACAACGTGGATGTATGATTATTTTTAAATCCTGAATCCACTGTATGCCATTTAATATACTGTCTTTGCCTTTTTTAGCACCTTTAATTCTAAGTCCGTAACCTTTTAATTCATCTATACTTTTAGGCTCTGCACTATCTCCTGTAATCTTTTCTTTAGAGTAGCCCATATTTTTAATATTTTCATAGATTTTTTTATTTGAAAGACCTTTGCTATACATTTCATCCCAAACGTATAAAATACTATCTTTTTTATCCAAAAAACCAATAAAAAAAGCGGTTGGGTCGTTTGTATATCCAAAGTCCAACCCTGCCACTGTTTTATAATCTTTTATTTCTTCTAAAGTGAATTGTCTTTCCTCAAAGTTTTCATAAATTAAGCCGTCAACTATACCCCAATTACCAAGTCCAGCGACTTGATAACGTCTTGGGTTATTTTCTTTCATTCTTTCAAAAACATTCAAGTCTGACCTATCTAACCACTCATTACAAGTATAATTCGTTGTAATTGCTAAAACGTCTTTATCTGCTTTATCAAAAAATCTTCCCTTGATCCAGTGTCTTTCGTTCCACGGGTTGAAGGTAAGAGTTATTTGTTTGAAGTGTCCTTTTGGTACTTCTCCTCTTATGGACTCGTCAAGCATATCAAAGTCGCTCTCACTCATTATCTCATAGGCTTCTTCTATCCACAGAAAACATAGACTACCAACATCAACAGTAACTGATGTAACTTTTAAAGGATCATCTAAACCTCTGAATAAAATTTTCTGTCCTGTTGGTTTATAAATGATTTCTAAAGGGCTTAATTTAAAATCAAAATATTCTTTAACACCTAATCTATTTACTGCCCATTTAAGCTGAGCAAAGCAACTATCAAGTAATGTTCTATAAGTTTTACGAACAACAAGAGCATTACTCTCTGGATATTCCATAATTCTATAAATTAAGTTCATAGCAGTAGTAGTTGACTTCTTACTCGCTCTTGAACCTTTACAAACTCTATAACGTCCCTTATAGTTCCAATAAGTGCCATAACCTCTACCAACTATATCAGGTAAAAATATTTCATTAGTCTTCAAGTTTTTCACTTCCTGAAATTATTGTAGGTAAATTTATATTAGCATCTACTTTATCAGTCCAAGTTCCGTATCTCTTACCAAGCAGTTCTGCAGCTTTTATTCTGTCTTTTGCTCCTACTTCTACATGTCTTGTACTTTGAACACCTTCACCAATACCATACAAAACTTCTTCTTCGTGTTCTCCCCTCATTACAGAGGTTAGATATTGCAACACTTCTTCTTGTTTTGCGATTGCCTTATCTTCTAACTCTTTTAGACGTTCATCTATATAATTTTTAATATTAGTATTTTTTAGTAACTTGTCTGTATTTGTTGCAGCATATTTTTTACTATATCCAGCTATAATTGCACTTTGTGTCGCATTTCCACTGATGATATACTCATCAGCAAATCGCTTTTGTTTAATAGATAATTTTTCCATATCATCAGCTCCTTTCCACATTGACACTTCCTAATAATACAAAAACGGATATAATTTTATATCCGTTCCTGCTTAAAAATATATTATTAAAAGTAGGTGCTCAATGCACTAATTTCACATTATCATTATATCATGTCAAGAAGTAATATTTCGTAACATTTAGTAACTTTTTGTAACTTCTTTTCTTAAAATTTCCAAAGCTATGCCATGAAGTTTTTTAATATAGCCTTCACAATAAAATAATTCTGCAGCTATAACTGACCATTGATAATATTTAAAATATCTTAAATACAATATCTGATACATTGTAGGCTCCAGCTTGTCAATCTTAGATTTTAATATTTTTTTCTTTTCGACTAAAATACTTATATTTTTTTTGATACTTTCTTCTAAGTCCACAATTTTTATTATTGCATCAGACATATCGCTTGTATTAGAATTTTGAACCTTATCCATTCTATAATCAATGCCTTTTAATAAATCTTGATAAAATTTGAGTCTTTCAAGTTCTTCTATGCTTGAATTAATTTTAAAATCTAGATATTTAATTTCTTTGAGTTCTTGCTTAATATCTTCCATTTATTCCTCCAAAAACTTATAAATTTTATTAAATTTATTTTGCTTTATAAACTCCCTCTTACTTTCAAAAGTTTCTACAAGTTTTTTACCATCAACATCAGTCAAGCAAGTAAACCAAGTTGATCTAAAAAATTTGTAATTTTCTTGAATTATATCTTCGTGATTTTTACCATTAAAAGAATAACCTCTTGGATTTCTTCCCTGTATTGCTCTTATCGTGTCGTCTATTGCTTGTAGTACAATAGCTGATGCTAAATTCTTATATGGATTACTCATAACTAAAATGCTCCTGTACTACCAAAGCCGCCTATTCCTCGTTGTGTATTATTTTCTATGTTGTTTGTTTGCTCCAAAACTACCTCTGTTTTTTCATTAAATACAATCTGTGCTATCTTCTGTCCTGCTTCAAACTCTACTCCGTGTTGGTTCAAATTTTGCATTACGACTTGTACTTCTCCTCTATAATCACTATCAACTGTGCCAAAATGTACTAGAATACCTTTTGCACTAATGCTTGACTTAGGTCTAACTTGTGCTTCAATGTTTTTGTCAAGTTCCAAAAATAAGCTAGTTGGTATTAGTTTCGTTTCGTTAGGCAATAGCTTAAAAGTATACTTTGTTTTTAAATCATAACCGCTGTCTGTATCGTGTCCTTTAATTAAATCGTAATCGCATTTATATTTCATTTTGTATTAACTCCTTATTTTCGTATATGTTTCCTATTACTTCAAGATTATATTTTGCTCTAAAAACTGTATAATCTTTTTTATCTTTTTCAACATAGTAAAAAAATCCTGTATTGTGTACACACCAATGAACTCTACCAACAGAACCTGTATGTGTGTTTTTTACTATATCTCCTTCAAAAATTTCTACTCCGTTTTTATCAAACAGTCCTGTTGACTGCATTATTTCAACATCTTCAAACGGTTGGCAAATTTCTAATCCTTCTTCATCATCAGTATAAAATGTTACTTCTTCAAATTCTAAATCAATATTTGATACAGTTCCGAATTTCTGTAATTTTTTATCCCAAACTCTAAATTTTAAATTATTCATTTACTTTAACACCTCCATATTAAAATCACTTTCAACAAACTTTTTCGTTAGATTTCCAAAATACTTTTTGTTCTTTTTCAAAATTTTTTAACAATTCCAAAACAAAGTTTACTCCGTCAACAAAACTGGTATAAACTGCAAATTTTGATATTTTTGCAATCCAGCTATCTTCATCATCATTTTCATAATGTCTTTTTGCTACTTCTTCACTTAGTCTTGTATTAAACTCAAATTTTGATGAATTATTTAAATTATTATTCACGAAAATATTTCTTTTTATAAGTTCTTTCCCAATTTCAGTATTGAGTTTTATAATATTATTGTTTAGTTCTAAAAGTTCATCATCTGTTAGTTTATCAACATCTATTTGTTGTAATTCTTTAATTAAATTATCTATGTTCATTTTCTATCTCCTTAACTCTATATAATTCAACTGATTGTAATCCGTTTTCATCTTCAACTATTGCTACTGGATATGCTATTACTCCTCCTGACAATCCACCTACCATCATACTTTCTTTTATAATTGTTGAATATTGAAAAACACCATAAAACTTTGCTTCTATCCAACTATTCGTCTCATTAATATTTTGAAGAAACTTACACTTTTTCATCTTTTATCTCCTTTTCCATTTCCCTTATTTTTTCTCTTACAATATTTTCTTCTAAATTCGCATTTCTTAATAAATGCTTGATGTACTCATAAAACTTTTTGTATTTATTTTCTTGTGTTTTTTCAATTGATTTTGCTATACCTTTTGCAATTTCATTTCCTAAATTTTCAAAGATTTCTCTTTGTTCTTTTGCTGAAATATCTTTCATAATTACTCCTATTTTTACTAATACTTGATTATTTTATTATCGATTAATTCCTTAATAAAATTAATCGTAAATTCCATACATTCCCTGTCATAGCAAAGTAAATTTTTGTTATTCAATTCTTCTTCATCAAAAGTAAATCCGCACATTCCACCATAACTAGAACAATGTAAATTTAATCTTTGTTTTTCAGGAAAATAAGCCATACACATTGAATTATAAGAGCCATATTCAAAGGCTTCTTTATTTCCAAAACTTTTATAAAAACACAACGTCCCTTTTTCTAAAGCATTATTAATATATAATTCATATTTTTCTAAAAGTTTTTCGCCTACTTTAAACAATTCAGGTTTTAAAACTTTGAAATAATTTTCTTTCTTAACCTTTATCATATCTACACCCCTTATCTATTCCAACAATGGTATGTGCAAATTTTGCACTAACCACTTGTCTATTAAAGTTCTGTAACTGTTATCACGATTTTATCAACATCAGAAAATACCTTTTGTGATTTCATTTCAACCACTTGACAATCATCTACAAAAGCTGTTTTATTAAGTCCGTCTAGTATTGCTTTTTCTAAATTGTCAATGTCTGGTCGCTGTGTGTGATAATCTTTTTTACAACTTTTTGCCTTTTTAAAACAAAATAACAAATCTAACTTTACAGCATTTTTTAAAATCAAGTTTTTATAACGTCTTTTCCACTCATAAGCTATTAGTTTTTCATAATCTGCTGTCTTTTTAGGTGTATAAACAGCAAACTTGCTTAAACGTGGTCTTGCCTTTGGTATCGGTCTTGCATTTATTTCTATGTTATATCTATACATTGTAACCCCCTTTTAATCGTAAAATTTACTAGCTATTTTTAATTAGAATATGTTTTTAATATAATTACATACCTTACATAT